AATAATTTATCTGTTTTACAATTCATAAAATCAACCATATTGGCAAATCCGTAGTCTGAAGTGTAATATCTTTTCTTTTCTGTCAACCCCTTAGCGTTCTCAATCGTTGCTTGGAATGCCTCCCCTTCAGAACTACCTTTAAGTGCCGCTTTAGTTAAAGCTATAATCTTGGTAAATGTTCTAAGTTTTCTACTGGTAGTTGATGTATCACCATCCAATAAATCACCAGTAATATTCTCCACATAATCTTTTAGTGCATGATATCTTGGTCCATGCATCATTGGTACCATATCAGATTCAGTAAGACCTTGATAACGAATATATGGTTTCATACCATCATATTGTGATACTGCCTTTGTTGTACCATATAAACTTGTAGTTTCAAACAGACAAAGTTCCATATCATACTTCTTATTACACATTTCCCTGACTGTATGTGAAGTACAAATAGCAGATAACAATTTACCACCAAGGTAATTAAATCCAAAGGGTTGTGCTGGTACAATAACAAAACCCATAATAGTAGATTGATTGAATCGTTTGGCTGTGTCTGGATTCTGAATCCAAACTTGTCCTAACAAATCATTTCTTGGTTTCATGTAGATGACTGGTGAACCAAGACGAATAAATCCAAGAATCTTTCCTGTATTCTTTTCTTTGACTGCCAACTGTATATTTCTACCAACTGGTGCCTTGTTAACGTGAGATGATGTAATGGCAACTAATGTTTCCCATGTATCATTTGGTATATCACACACTTCAATCTCCATGTCTTTTGGGTGCATGGAGAAATCTGAAAATAAATCATCTTCTGGTGGAAACAATGATGCTGGTATTTCAGCAACAGATTTTAGTTTCTCATCACGCATGTATTGTTCAATACTACCCATGTCACTAAAGTATTCATGGAAAGCATTTGCACAATACAATGCCTGTTCTCTATTCAATATCATACTTTAAATCCATCAAATGATTTCTTCTTTGGTTTTTCACGGTCACCAAATGTGTTAAGTGGTTTATCTGTAATACCGGCATCAGCAAGGCCATCTTGACCAGATTGTTCAACATCATATAGTCTCATCTTTGCACGGTCAACGCCAAGTGTAAATCGTTTATACATCGTTGGGTCATTATATCTATTCTTCAATTGTTTGACCATAATCTGGCCAAGTTCTTCCAGTTCTTCGGAAGAAATCAAAGCAAACATCAAGTCTGCGGTTGCCGGCAAACCAAAAGATTCACTAGTGTCCTCGAGCCCTGGATCGGACGAATTAAATCCGCTTCTTGTAGTTTGAGTAGCAGATACGATTGGGACTCCGTACTCAACGGCAAGACCTCGCAGCTCTTCGGCAATTGATTTGACGTATGTATAACTATTGATGTTGGCTCCTGCTTTGATGCGAGAAGAGCAACATATATTAAGATAATCGATAAAAATAATATCAGGAATAAAAGACTTTTTAAGATTGAGTTCATTGAGTAATGTTCTAAAGTGTGTTGTAGAAGCCGAAGCGGTTGGATATTCTTTGATGATTAGTTTACCAACAATCTTTTCTTTGAGTTTGGCAATCTTCTTATCATACATATCTTTTGGTAGATTGACCAAATCATCTATGGTCACATTCAATAAGTTTGCATCTATTCTTTCTGCAATCTTTTCTTCAGACATTTCCATAGTGATGTAAAGAACATTTCTACCCTGCGACATAGCTCCAGCGGCACAATGACACATAAAAAGTGACTTGCCAACACCAGTGCCAGCAAGAGCAATATTGAGAGTTTTAGTAGGAAGTCCGCCTTTTGTAATCTTGTTAAAGAAGTCCAAGTCAAAAGGAATTCGTTCTTCTTTTCTGTGGTAGAAATCATATCGTTCATCGGAGTTCTCCAAGTAATCATGGCCAACAGAAGAATCAAAACTTACTGCCAGAGCGTCCGATAGTATCTTGGGAATCTGACCTTTCTCATGGGTTTTGTCCTTGCCGTCCAAGATTGAAATAGACCCCAATACAGCGTTGTATATGGCTTTCTCTTGGCAGAATTGCTCGGTTTTGTCAACAAGCCATTGAATCTTGGATTCTTCGCCTTTAGTCTGTTCAATCTCTTTGAGAGTAGTCTCACATCTCTCAACTTCATCAGCTGTAAGATTTCGCCTCTCTTTGACGGCCAATACAACTGCTTCAATCGTTGGCGTTGAATTGTAAGCATCTGTGAAAGATGAAATCTCATTAAAAATTGTCCTGTCGGTTCTATCAGTAAAGTAATCTTCTTTTAAAAATGGTAATACTTTTCGTAGGTAATCTTCATTGTAAATTAGATTCTTTAATATCGTCTGTTCCAGTTTCATCAATCACTTCCTGTTCAATATTTGATGACATTATTTCCACTAGTAGGTCACCAATGTAGTTTTTGAAGTCAGCATCTTTCTCTAATTTTGCTGGCTTCTTAACTGGTGATTCTAACACATCGTAAGCAAAAAGTAAATAGACCTGGTCATTTTCTTCCTTAAATTTTACTTTGCCATATTTGAAAGTGGTACCTGTATAAGGTCCTTCCAAAAATTTAATGTGTACGGCTTGACCATCATCTTTTGGATAGATGAAGCAATAATCTATACCTTCAGTCATTCCATTTCTCCGTTTGTTCAAATGATTGTTCCTGTTTTGTTTTCTCACCAGTTACCTTACGTGGTGAAGAACAAATAGGACAATTTGCGTGGCCACAATCCAGTGCATGATGTTTAGCCAACTTATGTGGTTCTTTGACATTCATGCCATGTGCCTTGGCAATCTTTAATTGTTTTGCAATTGCCGATTCTTCTTGGTGAAGGCGTTTGCTGTGTTTAGCCTTATCATCTTCATGACTCATTACTCAACTCCGTTTGTTGTTTCTAAATCAAAGGCTTCATCAATATCAGATGACATGATGTTACCAGAAGCAACACGGTACTTATTTTCAATAAATTGTTGGAATGTTTTGTCTTTTAGAATAGGCAACCAGAATTCTTTTGTATCAGTATCTTTAATACGATATTTTTTATCTTCTACTTCGCCGGTGGCAATGTCAACTTTGCTGTACCAGCCATTCGTTGGTTTGACCACATGCTTCGATTCCAAGGCGAGGTCAAGTAATCCAGACCATTTAGAAATGCCGCCATCAAAAGAAACAGTAACAGGTATTTTTGATTTTTCTTTAACATATCTGGACTTCTCCACGTTGATGATGAAGTTATAACCAATAACTTCTGTGCCTTCTTTTTCTTGTTGACGACCAATAATAAAGATGTTATCGGCAGAGTAATAAGAACCTGTACCACCACCAACTATATCTTTAGGGAACATACCAATCTCTTTGTATGTATGATTAACAACAATCATTGGAATATCTTTTAATGATAGATGTGGTGTCACCATTCTGAACAAAGATTTAACTTGTTTAGCACGTGACATATCAGCAACTGATTTACCATCAAGAGCATCATCAACTTCTTTCTTAGATGCCAAGTTACCAATAGAATCGATGACGATAATCAATTTATCACCACGTTCAAGATTAGATAACTGTGACATTACATCAAACTTCAACTGCTCAATATCAGTAAGGGGAGTGTGTAGTACACGTTCAGTATCAATACCGAAAGCATTAAAATATGACTGTGGGGTACCGAATTCAGAATCATAAAACAAAAGTGCAGCATCAGGATATTTGTCCAAGTAAGATTTGGCCATCAATAATGAAAATGCTGTCTTAAAATGCTTGGATGGACCAGCCCACATTGTAAGACCTGGAGTTAGACCACCATCTAACTTACCAGAAAGTGCCACATTAATAATTGGCACAGCGGTTTGAATCATATCTTTGTTTGTAAAGAATTTGGATTTTGATAGAATAGCCGAATCTTTGATTGAACTATTCTTCTTAATTTTGTCTAATATACTCATATTCATCCTTTAAAAATTTCCACCATCTAGACTTTCAGTTTCAGATTTCTTTTCATCCTTTTCTTTAAAAGCAAAAGGTTCATTATAATCATACTTAGGTTCAAGTTTTTTCACAGGCAAATGATGTTCTTCATATTTACCTGGAGCAACATGTACAGTTTCTTTTGTGATTGACGGCATGGTTTCGCCTGTCGCCTCATCTAACACAAATAGATTATCTTTTTCTACCTGTATAGATTCTGTTGGATCAACCACTGGTTTTGTATTAGCAAAATGTACAAATGGTTGTTGTAAATAAACTGGTATCTCCAATTCAGGTTTTAATTTCTTTTCAACTTCTTTTATTTCTTCAATTGCTTTTTCAGGTAATGGTTCATCTAAGATTAAATCTGGTTCAGATTGTTGCCTTGGTTGTGGTTGCATAGACATATTGGCAGCAATCAATAATAATACGGCCAGAGGGTCAAACACCACCATAATCAACATAATGACAAGACGAACAGCCTTATCAATAATATCTTTATCACCAGAACCATAGATTAGTTCGGCCACATATTTAATTGGTCCAAAATCCGACTCCGCTTTCTGTAGCTCAATTTGCAACGGGAATCTTTCTTCATTAAGTTGAGCAATTGTTTTCTGGTAGGATTCGTTCTCGGCAGCGATACGACTCCTATCCTTCTGTTGATTCCTACGAATAGATACTGAATTTGCGATACCTTTTTCATCCGTAGAACGACCGATTGTTTGATCCACCTGTTCATCAAGTTGTTTAAGTATTTTACGGTTAGCATCTAAATTCTCCTTAGCTACTTTAATCTTTTCATCTATTAATTGTACCTTACTGGCCAGTGGTGCAGTATCAGATGAATGTTCTAAGTGTGCTTTAGACAAATAACCAAAAATAC